TTATGCGGCATCTGAGGGTTGTCAGAATACCCTACCCGCCATAAAGGTAAATGACGTGCCGGTTGCTGAAACGATCATGGAATATCTGGAGTATACAAATGACATCGACCTACTCGACTTAAATCAAATCGAGGCAAAGAAGCTACTAGCGATTTGCGCACGCTTCACCGACAAGGAGACGAACGAACGCTTTTACATTTTTAAGCACATTCGCCCAGCTAGCGTATTAGTCGGCAGCACTGTCTCCTACGCTATTTCAGTCGGACGCATGGAAGAGCTGTCGTCAGAGTGCGCATTAAAGATAGATCCGTCGAATCAAGTTTTAGTGTTTGAAGATACGATGTTTGTGTTCAATAAGTCCAAGTTTGAATCGATGTTTCAATACGACCCAGTGTCAGTCGCTGAAGCTCGCAAGAATGGCAAGATACTTGACGAGAGGCTGTCTATCGCCACGCCGACGGTTGGTCAAGGAATTGAATCTCTCTGTAAAGACAACCGCACACTAGTCAAGCGGCTTGCTAAGCTTGACCCCGTCAATATGACCCGCGATGTTGTTGAGGAGATAATTCGCGATTACAACGTGGATCTAATGACCGATGCCACCAACGACAAACTCATCATCATGGACGCTAACGATGCCAAGAAACTGCTAGATATTGTCGAGGACAACTTTGTTCGCGGCACCAACGGCACTGCTTATATCGCCAAAAATAAGAAAGAACTTGAGCCAAAGGAGGATAAATAATGTTCTGGATTATGGCACTCATAATACTCGTTGCTTTCATTGTCGTCACAGAGATTGCGGTGGCGCGAGAAGACAAAGAATGGCAACGCGAACGCGAGATCAGGCAGTACAAAGACAAAATCATCAAGTCCCGCAAGCGGAATAAGAAAGATAACGGAATATTTTAATAGGAGGTGTTATGAAACGATACAAACTGCTTAAAGATTTACCGACGTTCAAAGCTGGAGATTTATTCTACATATCTGAATATGGTGCTTTGGTTTATGATGGCGGCGATGGTGGCGTTATGGCTTACGCTCGACAGACTCTTGACATGTTTCCAAATATTTTAACTGAATGGTTTGAGGAAATTCAGGAAGAGTCAACAGACAGTATCCACTGGAAGCCGAAAATAGGCCAAAAATATTTTTATACTGATGACGGGTATGTGTTTTCCGGCGTCTGGATAGATTCCCGCGTAGACAATCGTCGTTATATGGCGGGCGCTATCTACTACGCCGAAACTGATGCCGAAAGGGCTCTCGAACGTCAAATCGCTATCACCACGCTTATGCGCGATTCAAACTTTGAGCCTGATTGGAGCAATAACGATCAGAATAAGTGGACAGTTTATTACAACCATAATGATAAAGAGTTGTTGATTGAGGCGACTGCCTTTCTGCAATACCCTTCAGCTATTTACTTCGATACATATGACAGCATTAAAAAATCCATCAAAAATCATAAGAAAGAATGGCTAGTCTACCTTAATGTGGAGGATTGTTAAATGGGGCTTTTGGATATGTCAGAGACGACTACTTTTCGCGACCTGATGCTAGAAAGATACCGAGTATCTATGGAACATAGGCTCGGAAAACATATGCTACGGAATCTAGAATTGCGAGAGTTTCAAAATCCTTGCGCCGCCATAGATGATTTGGCAATTGCATTTTGCTCTGACGTGCTGTCTAACAAGTTATGCGAGGATTCATACAGCGTATCAGACTCTCAGACGCTTCTCTTCCCGAAAACTCCATGGCAACACTTCAAGAACGACTACATGCCGAAGTGGTTCATCAAGAAGTTTCCTATCAAATACCTATATAAGAAAGTAGAGTTTCATAAAACCATTAAAATCACTCGTCGAGAAACCTATCCGATGTGCGATATGGACATCAGGAATAACCCGAGACTCAGAGTTCAGCTGGGTACGCCGGTTATTAAAGATGAGGTAAAAATTAGCTAATAGAAAGGACACGATATGGAACGTAAAATACTCATGACAATCTGTATCATCGGTATGATATCTGGTGCAGCCTCAATGATATTTGCTGCTATCGAAAAGCAATACACTGGATCAATATTCTATCTAATACTATTTTTTATCAACGTATTTGGATTTTATACCGCAAAGGAGGAAAAATAGAATGGAGTCTTACTCATATTGCTCAACCCTAGGAAAGTTCTGGAATTTTGTCATTGGGATAGTTATTATTTGTATTTTTGTGTCTGCTACTGCTTGGTCAATAACAGCAGCAATAAGCGTTCGAGGTGGACTTGACGCGCAAGATTCTCACCTTGATGCACAAAAGTCTCGCTGTGAATCGCTTCAGGGTAATTATGGCGGCGGAAAATGCTTTAAGGGTGGAAAAGAAATATGAAAAAACTAGAAAAGATAGATTACTTACAAAAAAACCATTTGTATGAATGGGTAAAAACTCATGCCCAAGTAGAGCGAGAGTTGTCAGATGCTCATGACCTTTTCTGCGAATGCGGACACCTAGCAACTGGGGCTCATGAATCTGGCTGCCGCAAACTCAGAAATAAAATCATGAGCGAGACGATAAAACAGCTATCTCATTTACTGCCTAAAGAGAATGTGAGGCTAGACGGAGATGGTTAGAGAGTTGGGCGATGTTTACAGCCATAGAGTTGTACCAGTCGGTACTAAGATATGGTTTGAATCAGAAAGACAAGGCTACACGGTTAGAGCGTCTAATACAGCGTTTGCAATTTTGACCAAGCCGTTCAATATCAGCAAAACCGTACTGTACACAATCATCGACTGGGAGCTTGGTATACGCGGTCCTAGCAACCTAATTTTTAACATTGGTGCAGAGACCGATGAGCAGTGCCTAGAGCTATTGGATATGCTCACTAGCGGCGAGATTGAAGTTAGCTCACGACGCTGCGTCGAGCTGAATATTCGAAGAGCAAAATTAAACTACACGAAATCGTGTAGATAAGGAGGATTATAATGGCATTGAAAAATTATACAACGAGCATATCGGTCGAAAAAACACTGAGCGAGATTCAAGGCAAGCTCGCCTATGTTGGCGCAAAGCGTATTATGACCGAGTATGATGATACAGGCAATGTTGTCGCTCTTAGCTTTCAGCTAGAGCTTAATGGTCAACAATTAGCCTTTAGCCTACCAACCGACTGGCGACCAGTCGCTCAAGTATTAGAGCGTCAGCGTGCTGTGCCAAAAAGTCGCCTTGAAGAACAGGCACGTCGTACAGCCTGGCGCATTACTAAAGATTGGGTAGACGCTCAAGCGGCTATCATAGAAACGAAGATGGTAACGACGACGCAAGTATTTTTGCCCTACACAGTCACTAGCTCAGGTAAGAGTTTATATCATAGATTTTTGGAAGATGGGCATCTCATGATCGGAAGCGGTAATGTCAACTAAACCACTAATTTTGTGGACATAAGAAAGGAGATGTCAATGAAAATCATAGCAGAAGATCCAGCTGAAGAAGCTCTACTGTGGCGCATTAAAGCCCTGAGTGACGAGCTGGTAAATCAAGATAATCGATCCACTGATATGCCGGTGTGGACGATTCTAGATAATAACAAAGCTGGTAAAGATTACGGCGCGGTCATGTACTTTACTGGCAAAGCCGCCGAGCGGCACATCGACGAAAACGACCATCATTACGAGAATCCAACGACATATATTCGTAGCGCTCACGACAACCGAGAGCTAAAAGATGTTATTCACCTACTCATTCTAGCTGGCGGCAATGAAATACCAAGTAACCATTATGGGGTTTTGAGAGATGCGTGATATTAAATTCCGCGCTTGGAGTAAATCAGATAATAAATACTACTATAGAGTTTTAGTAGGAAATACTGATAACACTGATGACCAGTACGTATGTAGTAGCGTCTATGATGGTGATAAGTGGGTTCATTTTGACGAGTATTGCGGTGTCATTGAGCAATACACTGGCTTAAAGGATAAGAACGGCACAGAGATTTATGAGGGCGACGTCGTAAAAGTTGAGGGAGATGGCGAGATTTACCGAGTGAAGTGGATTCACAGTGGATTTGGTCTTGAGCCACGATACAATTCGCCGCGTTACCCAGTACTAGGCAATGTTGAATTACGTAAAAAAATTGAAGTCATTGGTAATATCCATGAAAACCCTGAACTATTGGAGGAGAAATGAAAACTACCCCAACATCCATACTTGACGCTTGCTGTGGTGGACGTATGTTTTACTTTGAAAAAGATCACCCAAATATTCTGTACATAGATCGCCGCCGCGAAACTGTCGAGATGAAAGATAGAGACAAAATCAGGACACTAGAAATCAACCCAGACTTTGTTATAGACTTTACCGACATGAAGTTTCCTGATGAGTGCTTTAATTTCGTCGTTTTCGATCCGCCCCACCTCATCAACTGCGGCAAGAACAGCTGGCTCGCCAAGAAATACGGCAAATTGGACAAAGACACTTGGCAAGAAACCCTGAGTAAAGGCTTGAGCGAATGCCTACGTGTTGTAAAGCCCGGCTGTGTTGTTGCTATGAAGTGGAGCGAGCGTGATATTAAAACCACAGAATTACTAAAAATATTACCTCAAAAACCAGCCTTCGGTGATAAATCTGGAATGACGCGATGGCTGTTTTTCGTGAAAGGAGTGGATGATGAGAATATCTAGTTTTATACATCAAAAAAGAATCAAGTGGCTGAAGTGGCGAATTAAACGAAATGGAGTTTGGCTTGATTGTGCAAGAGATGCTTACAACCGTGCCTGTGCCAAGGGAATCCGGAGCTACCACAGGTCTCGGCCGTTTGTGCAGCAGATACTCCACTACGAGAATAAAATATTGTTATGTAGCGCAAAAATCGTTTACCTAACGGAAAAAATGAGCAAGAGAAATGACGAAAAGTGAGCTAAAACCATCTATCCAGTGTGATAAATGTCATAAGTGGATAAAATACAACGATCACTTTGGCTATAGTCACTACTGCAGTGGACGTGTAAAAGATATTTATAGAGTTGCACGTAAAAGACTGCTCTCTATAAACTCCCTTCGAAATCGTCATGCTCAAATTTTTGGAATGCGTGATATTGCCAACGATTTAAATTCTGCGAGCGTAGTGTACGATCCAGAAGCCGATAAACTATTAAGAAAGGAAATTGAAATGAAGAAAGCTATAACAGACCTCCCTACACCAGAAGAGGTCACCCGAATCACTGAAACTTTAGATTTAGCAAGCAAACTAGATAACGCTGTCATTGCTAAATTAAGCAGCTCCAAAAACAAAAGCTCTACACCAAAAATTGGCGAACTGTGCGGTATGGATTTGCTAATCGACCTGTCTAGCGCGCCAGATGAGGCAAAATATGAGCTGTATTTTAAGGCGCGGACTATACTTGAGAAAATAGCGTCCGAATAACTGGCAATTTCCTTCCTATAATAGTATTATTGAACCATGATATTAAAGCGTAAACTTACTATTGACAACCAGACCATAGCAGTTATGAACATTGACGGAGCCGACTATATATCGCTGACAGATATGGTTAAGAACATCGAGGGCGATGATCATATCAGAAACTGGATGAGAAATAGGGAGACTGTTGAATTTCTTGGTTTGTGGGAGCAATTTAATAATCCAAATTTTAAACCCGTCGAATTCGACGGGTTTAAAAAACAAGCAGGTTTAAACTCATTCGTTCTGTCCCCTCAAAAATGGGCTAACGCCACGAATGCGATAGGAATAATATCAAAGAGTGGACGCTACGGTGGTACCTACGCACACAAAGATATCGCCTTTGAGTTTGGTACTTGGATCAGCGCCGCGTTCAAGCTATATCTTATTAAGGAATACCAGCGACTCGTTGAGATTGAGAGTAATCAATATAATTTAGAATGGAATGTGCAGCGCATACTTTCAAAAACTAACTACACAATACATACCGATGCGATCAAAGATAAAGTTATACCGACAACTCCGATATGGAATAAAAGTTTTACTTATGCAGGAGAGGCTGACTTACTAAATCTTGCATTATTCGGCATGACAGCTAAAGAATGGCGTAAGGCTAACCTTACCGAGGCGAGGCAAGGCAGAAACATTAGAGACGTAGCTAGTATAAACGAGCTGATCATACTGTCAAACCTCGAGACTCATAATGCGCAGTTTATTCGCGATGGTTTGAGTAAGGAGATTCGTTACGAGCGGCTGGCGAATATTGCAAAAATACAAAGAGAATCTCTCCACAGAGTAGATCCAATTAAATCAATTAAAAAACTGACTAATGAAACATATCACCTTGCATCGCGCGGTGAATTAGATTAAAGTCATAAAAATGAATAAAAAATAGAAAAAATGTTGGAGAATCTGAAAAACTCGTGATATGGTGAATATGTAATAGCCACGAGCGGTAATGCCGCAGTAGGCTCGCAGAGAAATCTGGGGGCTTTTTATTTTGGAAAAGAAATTATGAAAGCAAGCGATTTAGGTAAAGACTATCAAGAATCAAGGACAAATATGATCCACACGCACGAGACATGGCGTGTCTTACTCGATATTGCCTATGCCAAGCTGTCTACTGAGAAGGGCTTTAAGTCTCGTGTTCGTGAGGGTAGCCTGAGTTCGCTGATATTAGAACGATCCTCCCGCGTGGTGGCGCAGCTGCCAACCGGACGCATCCGCTCACTTAGCCGCCGAGACCAAGGTAAAGCAATGCTGATGGACTTAGTTTGGACTAAGTACGTTATCCCCAACGCCAAAAGTCAGTGGTCATTCATGACGAAGCTCCGTATGTGGGATTACTATTCCCTTATCTACGGTGCTATGCCAGTTCAGTACGATTACCGAGTTGACGAGAATTATGTCGGTCCTGATTTTAGAGTGATAAATCCAACGGAATGTTTTCCGCAGGTTGGCAATACTAGTTTGAATGATTGCGACGCTGTCTATATCGTTACCTACCATAGCAAACGCTATCTGCAAAGCCGCATGAAGTTTAAGGACTGGAATGGAGCCTCTATCCAGACTATCCTCAATAAAGCAACCGAGAAGCATCAGCCATCAGACGCTAAGGAAACGACTACTAACCTGCAACAGGAACGCGGCGAAGCGACTACCCTACATCAGGGACATATCGCCCTAGTTACTCGCTACGAACGCGGCAAGAATGGGCGCTGGATTACGTTCGCACCAGACTTTGAAAATGTCATCGTTCGAAACATTAAGAATCCTCACGAATCTGGGCGTATACCTGTTGTATTTAAGTACGCTATACCATTGATTGATTCGCTATGGGGTATGGGCGATGTTGAGCGTGGCGCTTCATTACAGCGAGCAATCGACACGACCGTAAACCTAAATCTCGACTTCTCCAAGTTCAAGATATTCCCACCAATGTGGTATAAGGGTGATGCTGTTGATCCATCTCTAATGCGTTATGAGCCAGGTGGCAAAATCCGTACTGCTAATGGACAATCTGACTTTGGCTTCGTCAATCCAGGCGCTAGCCCATCAAATGAGTTCCAAGCAACCTATCAGTTCCTGAAGGGTGCGTTGCTCAATCAAAACGGTACGACTGACACCACGATATCCGCAAGCGACGGTCTGCCGGGCTTTGGTCGAACACCAGAAGCCTTGAGTAAACTTGAAAAGCGCGAAAACGCCCGCGATCAGTGGGATAGAAATATGTTTGAGGAAGCTTATGAAGAGCTGGTCGATGGCATGATAAACCTAATTGGCACCAAACAATCTGTTCCGATAAAGTTTCATGTTTTTGACGACGAGATCCTGGATATCATCAAATCTGGACACAAGGATCTGCTAGACATCTTCGATTCAGCCAAGAGTTACCGAATAGGTACCGACCCAGAGACTGGCGAAAACGGTATGATTGAGTACATTAACGCCCACGGTACAGCCGAAATGAAGATTGACCATACCAAGCTGTCCGGCAAGTGGATGTATCGAATAGATGCTGGCACGACTGCCGCCAATGACCAGAAAGATGAGTATGAGCGCGTCTACAATCTCGTTGAGCTACTGTCATCTCAGGCTGGTGCGTGGCTAATGGACGGTGCACAAGAAGATGGACGCAAGGTCAACAGGACAGAGCTACTTGACCAGCTTATCGCAGCTAGTGGCATCAAAAACAAAGATAAAATCTTTGACCCGTACACTCAGGAAAACGACAAGACAAAGCCATTTACCCCAGAGATGCTCAATGATCCTCAAATAGTAAATATGTTACAGCAACAGATTCAAGGGCATCCTGAAGAGCAGCCGCAGGTGCCGCAGGATATACAGCAAAATCAAGAAATCCAACAACTTCAGCCGATGGAGGCGGCATAAGATGGAGAACATTTTAGACAGCGATATCAATTCTCTGCCACTTACACCAGTGGCTGAGGAGCTAAGCCTAGAGGCAAAAGTAGCAGAAGCCCGCCAGCGTGCTGAGGTAGCCGACATTGCTTCAATCCCGGGCTGGCCACGCATCAAGGAGCAGATGAAGCAGGACGCGTTAAATCTGAGGCTCCACAGAGACCTAGAGTTTGGTCCTAATGATTCTGATGAAAAAGTTGGCAAAGAGGTGCGGTCTAGGCTGCTAATGGCGCAGTGGATCGAGAAGTATATCGAGAGAATCGAGGGTGCGGTATTAGCTGTCGAAGTAATGACCAAGGAGGCTGAAGATGAACAGCAATCCTAATCCGTATGAGACGTCAAACACAGAGTCAGAGCTAGTCGAAAAACCGCATTATGCCGAACTGGATATGAGTAGCATCGCGCCGCAACACAAACCAGACAGTGAATGGCGACAAAACGGCACAAGCCTAAGGTGCATAAGTTGCCAGAATGAACACGGTATATTTTTGCCGCCAGGGACTTTCTACACTGGCAAAACTGACGAAAAAGGACTGCCTATCGTTGAGAAGAGGTTTTGAGGTAGGTTGCGTTTCCGGCTGGTCTTTTACCACCCTACTAGCCGGAAACGGAGCGTATCTCCCGCCGCGGACTGCGTAAGTGTCTTGGCTAAATTAAACGAAAGGATGTAGCATGTCTACTTCTAGCGATACCGGACTATCGGCCGAACAGGTCGAGGCGGTAGAAAATATGGCGCTAACAGACGGCGGAGAAGCAACCGCCACACCAGAGACGCCGGCTGGTGAGAATCAAACTACGAACGAAACAACAGCGACTGGTGCGGAGGGTGCTGATGGCGACGGTCAACAGCAGTCCAATGGTGATTCCAAAGCTGAAGCAGAAGTCGGTACAGATACACAAAACGGGCGTCCAGACAAGCAATCGCGCCTCAATCAACGTTTCGCTGCATTGACTAGCCAATTGCATGAGAAGGACGAGTATATCGAGTCTCTTAAGCAGGAGATGGCACGAAAAAACCAGCAAGACCAGCTTAAGCCCCCTACTCCTGATGAAGATGGTAATTACAGCGCCAGCGACATCATGGACTATAACCAAAAACAAGCCCAGCAAGCTGCCAATACTGCAGTAGAGGCAATGCAGGAACGCTTGGACGGTGAACAGGTGGCGTCGCGCTTTGACCGCGAAGAGGCAGAAATACTAAAAGCATATCCTATGCTTGACCCAAACAATGCTTCGTTAGATCCAACGGATCCGAACTGCTACAACGAAACTTTAGCTAAAGCGGTTGACAGCTACGTCCGAGGACGTATTGAGCCGCACATTTTAGCAAGGAACGTCGGAGCTCTTAAGAAGCTATCGATTCGGAAGCTAGCCGATGAGTACTTAGAACCTATCATGTCTGTAGCGCAAGCCGAGCGCGAGCGCGCCCAGCAAAGCCTACAGAACCTGAACGGACAAAGCTCTGGCATGTTTTCGTCGGCAGCAGGCTCAGGCGGCGGCGGAGATTCCATAGAGGAACTAGAGGCAAGGATCGGAAACATTAGTTTATCGTAATCCATTTGGGTGGTAGTGGTTACAGAAAGGGCTGTTTAATATGGCTGACACTACTACTGCGCAGCTTCAGCACGATCTGCAAACCTATTTTGCGAAGAAAGTCCTTCGCGGAGCGGAGTTTCAGACTGTGCTTGACCAGTTCGGTCACAAAGAAACATTACCAGAGGCATCAAGCAAGACTATCCAATTTACCCGTTACTCGGACTTGGATATCGTTACCAACCCTCTAACGGAGGGGCAAGCCCCAGCCGGCAGCCAGCTGACAACTTCTGCTATCAATGCGGTTGTTGACCAGTATGGCGACTTTGTGACGCTTACTGACCTCGCAAAATTAACACCAAAACACTCATCTGTTCAAAACGCTCTGAAGAAGCTCAGCGAGCAGTCATCGAAAAGCTATGACCGTGCTATCAACAAGGTCATCATCGCCGGTACTGCTGTACGCTACGCCAATTCAAAGACCGCACGCAACTTGCTAGCTGACGCAGACAAGCTGACCTGGGCAGATGTTCGAAAAGAGGTTTCTCGCTTGCGTACTGCAGGTGCACCAACCTTTAAGGACGGCAACTATGTCCTAGTTGTCGATCCAGCCGTCGAGCAAGACTTGATGGATGACGAGGCGCTCCGCCAGACGGTTTACCGCCAAGCATCGAAGGAGAAATCCAACGAGCTATACAAGGGCGAATTAGTCTCGTTTGCTGGCGTAACGGTTGTTCGAAGCAATAATCTAATCACCGACAAGGGCGCATCAAATGCGAAGGTGCACATTAGCTTGCTCTTCGGCGAAGACGCCTACGGCAACACCGACCTGCAGCATCTGAAAGTGTACAAGGAAGGTCCAGGCGGCGTGTCCGACCCACTTCATCAGAAGATGACGCTTGGTTGGAAGTTTGCCGCCAAGGCTGCCATTCTAAACAACAACTTTATGTGTCGTTTGGAATCCGGCTCGCTATACTAAATTAACCGGGCGGTAGCTCTATACGGGCCGCCGCCCACACCATGGAAGGATAATCATGGAAGGTAACGCACCAAATACTCTAGGTCCCACTATGACCAACGTACCGACTCCCCAGCCCCGCACGCCGCAGGCTGAATATGCCGCGCAAGCAGCACCGGACACAACACCGGCCGTCTCGCCAGCGCCAGTACCAACGCCAGAGACGCAACCAGCAGTGGAGCCGACATCAGTGCCGCTAAGCGACCCGCGGGAGTTTTCGCATGACCCAGTAGAATCAGAACCAAAAGACGCACAATACGAGCCAGACACAAAACCAGTGTATGTCCACGTCAAGCTGCGACGTACGGTGATGATTAACGGCAAGGGCTATCCAGCAGGCAAAGACCTGACGGTACCAAAAGAAATTGCCGACGAGCTGTACCGCATTGAAGAGACTAACCTGGAGTACGAAGCAGATCTGCTCCGTGCAAACAACCAGGTCTCTACCCCAGCGGCCGAGCTGAAGGTTTAACAAAAACTAAGACAAACCAAAAAATACACACAAAACATAAAACCTCCACTGATAGCGCAGGTATGACACGCAATCTACTGGACGCTACGGAGAACGGTAAAGACACCCCGACTCGCAAGGGTGTCTTTGCTATGGAAAGTATCTCCCTATTATAATACCAACAGCTAACCAAAGACCCACCGTAGCGACAAGCATACTATCTTTCCTCATAGATTGAGCCTCCTCGGCGATAAAAAACATAAACGTGAGGAGTGAGGCTAGAAGCCCAGCGCTAATAACATTATACAAATCTGGGCGGTGGTTTATCATAGCACAATAAATACTAAATAATACGCAGAATAACATCAAGGAGTTATCCTTTATCCACTCAATTAACCTCTTCATATGGACAAATCATACCATATTTGCTATAATGACGCCATGAAAAAAGGTGGTAAAAAAGAAAAAAACGACACGATGGTCACTAGAAAGAAGTGCCTCATCGACGTAGCTATCGTCGGTGTTGTTTGTTTTTTTATCGGTTTTTTATTCTGTCACACAGCATACCCTATTCTATACCATAACAAGTTAGAATCTGATAGGAAAAACACTGAAGCCACCCTGGACTATAAGATACAGGAGTTGAGAGACTTGCAAGGACGAACTCCAGTCAAAAATCAGAGCCAGAATAAGTCTGCTTCGCATAGCAAGCACACTGTCTACGACATCACGCCAGAGACAATGCTAGCTGAAGTCAACAAGATACGTGCCGAGCATGGCGTCGCACCAATGCAGCTCAGTCCAGCTCTAAATAAATCTGCGCAAGAGAAATGCGAGGACATGGTTACCAATAATTATTACAATCACAAGAATCCAACAACAGGACAGCAAGGCTATGAAATTGCTATCAAGACAATGGGTGGCATACGCGGATATTATGGCGAAAATATGAATGTTATCCATGGTTCAGATAAAGGTGCTGCTGACGTAAATGGAGACCGGCTAGATGAGCGTACCGTCTTCAGTGGCACATATGGCTGGATGAAAAGTGAGCCGCACGCTAAGGCTATCCTTGACTCTCGATACACGCTAACTGGCTTTGGCAAGTGCACCAAGAATGACCACGACGAATGGGGTGATTGGTATTTTATTGAGCATTTTTATAGTCCAAATCTCTAAAGTCAAAAACTTTCACAAAATTTACCAAAATATTGATGATTTGAAAAAACGCATGATAACTTATAAATAAGCATGCGGTATTTCCTGTATTAAACCACGAGAAACACCGCTCCGTGAGCCGCAAGCTCGGCAACGGCTTTGGACGACCGGTCGTACGGCGGACATCAGGACTCCAGAGGCGAAAGACAAACTTGTATTAAGTGTGTCTTCGCAACTGGACAGTCCAAGCGAAACAACAGCCCTTTTGCGAAGCGCAAGAAAGGGCTATTTTTATGGCAGAATATCAAGGAAACCCAGACTTCCGCGGATGGTTGGCAGTACACGATCCTTACGCACTTGCCTACACCGGCAACGACGGCAGAATTGACTGGAACAAGGTCAATAACAACGGCGCCGATACAAAAATGATCAGCTACGACAAAGGACAAGCTGGCAAAGTTCAGCAGTACGTCAGCGGGCTATATCAGCAATGGCAAGGTTGGAATAATAATCGCCAGCAGCCTCGCCAGCAACACGGTGGAGGTGGCTGGGGTGGTGGCTACAGTAGAGGTGGTAGCGGCGGCGGAGGCGGTATGTCAGCAGTACAGCGACAAGCCATCGACAAGCAGTGGGCGCAAAATAACCGCTACTACAACGATATGCTCGGTTCCATCGATCCGCGACGCAACGCAGCACGAGCGGCTGTTGACAGGCAGGTAGATACATCCATCAACTCATTAAAGGGCGAACGCGACAGTGCCTTCCAGAACCTCGACCGTCAAGACCAGAAACTAGAAAAAAGCTATGCACGCGGCAAGCAGTCACTGGGCGAGATGGTCCGCAATACTCTGCAGGGCGAATCAAACAACATCGGCATGCTGGGCGGCGGCAACTCAAGCGCAATCGGCATGCTGGGCGTTGGCGTGGCTGACCTGCAAAACAGCGAACAAGGCAAGATGTTAGACGACCTGAACGAGCAGAAGACCGACATTGAAGTCAACCGTCAACAAGTACAGAGGAAGCTGGAAGACGAAGTACGCAAGCTGAATGACTTCCGCCAGAGCAAGTACCAAGAAATCCACGACACCTTCAACGAGCAGCGCAACGAAATCCTCAACAAGATGAACATGAACGACAACCAGCGCGCCCAAGCTCTCGCTCAAGCGGGGGCAATATCGACAGCCCAAATTCAGGACGTCGATAGAGCTATCAACGGACGGCTAGGTCAAATCGTACAGACCTACCAAAATATCACTGCTCCGCAAGCGTCACTGGCGAGCGTTCCAGCATACCAGGCGAAGAATATCACTCAAGGCACAGTAGATAGCTCGAATATTAACTCGCCTAGCCTGAGTGCAGGACAAGCAACAGAATCAGTTCTTGGCCGACGCTCTGACGATGACGACAGCTACTTTATGCGTCCACGGCGTTCCGCAGACGATGTCCAATTCTAATAGCCGAAAGGAGCTAAATACCAATGTTTGACTTTGGAAAAATGATACGCAGCTTCTTCGGATGGAGAGACGACGAAGAAGAAAAACGCCGCGAACAGCAAAACCACCGCGAGCCAATCCAGCAGCACAACGATAATCCGCTAAGCCAGCCAAAGCAGTTTCAGGGGTTTGATGCAACACGCCTGTCTACTATTCAGCAGCCGCGCCAGCAGGAACAGCAGCAAAACTTCTCGCCAGAGAAGCCCAAAACGCCAATGTTTCAGCCAAACTTCGTAGAGACAATTGAATCGCAGCTAGAGAAAGCCAAAAAGTATGCCGCACTGGGCGATGAGAACGCCAAAAAGTACATTGAACAAAACCAGTCGAAAGTACAGCAGCAAGACAAGCAGCCAAATTTCTCGATAAATAACCAGTCGCAGCTACAATTACCGCATCCGCAGCAACCCTCCCCTTTTCAGCAGCCAGCACAGCAATCACCACAGATGCAGCAGCTGAATGAGACGGTACGCCGCAACAACCTAAACTCTGAGGACTACCGAAAGCGTCGAGACGAATTAACGACGCTACTTAATGATACCCGCGGCAACTGGACAAACGAACGGAAATTACTCGATGAAGCACAACAAGGCATCACCTCTGACGAGCAGTTGAAAAATACCATCGAGAAGATAAAGAATGTTCAGTATCGCCAGAAAACCGCTGACGCTGCCTTGGGCGAATACGAACAATCGCCCATGATAAATTACGGTGGCAGGACACCGACACAATTCCTAGAAGACTTTAATAATATGGACGCCGGCAGGCAGCGTGAGGCTATCGAGCAAATATCCAAGAACTTGACAGACTACGCCAAGGTCCCGTACGGATTTACTAACCCTGAACAGCGCGCGAAGTTTGAGCGTATCGTTGCTGAATCAGAGTTACTACGCAACCTAATCGATGACCGAGCAACAAAGAAAGGTCCTAATGTAGAGACTGTTGGCAAGGATATTGTTAATATTGGCGGCAATATAGTTGGCGGCATAACACAACCATTCAAGACGGTTTATCGTTCAGGTGAAGCTTTAGTTAATCATAGCCCGCTTGATGCGCTTACCGCAGAATATAAAGCAGGTAGGCTTTCAGAGGAAGAATACGCTCGCAGGTACAACGCCATAGACCAAGAGATAAACGGCATAACTGGAGGCATGCAAGACAAAGGAACTCTAGACCGTATACTTCGCGCAGCTGGTACAGCTGTTGATGTCGCTTCTTCTGTTGCTCCTGTAGGATCTCTTGCCAAGGGAGTTGTCAAGGGTATTGCACCAACGCTAGCTAAAAGCGCGCTAGAGAAAGGTATCATCAGCCAAGCAGCCGAGAAAACCGTTCCCCAACTGATTGCTCATGAGGCAGCCACGAACGCCGCTCTAGGTGCAGGCGGGTCGCTTCGAGCTGGCACCGACTGGAAACCTGAAAATGCTTTGCAAGAAGCGGCGACCGGTGCTGCCTTTGGTGCTGGAATGGCAGGAGCTGGTGCAGCTATCGGACGCGGCGCTACAGCACTTCGCCAAGCGTATGTCGATGGCGACCTGCATATTCCACGTACGGAAATCACACCGAATGCTGGACGAAATGAGCGAATGCGCACAGCCATTGAGAATTATCCTATCGATGAGCCATTTAACTACGGGCGCGTTAGCCAGAGCACTCTAGATCAACACAACGCGATTCAGGCACAAACTGGTCAAGACTTCGTAACCAACAGAGACGTAACAGTGTATCCGGGCGCACATAATGCCCACGTGGAGAAACGGATTATTCAGGAGGGAGTAACACCTGAGGAGTATGTAAATATAGCAGAAAAGTCTATTTATGGTAATAACAGCACACTCACTCGCAGCCCTAACGATACAGGACTCCAGAATGTTACCTATGCAAACACTGACGCACCGAGCGGTCGAGTCCTAATGGGTCAATTTAACGATGGCTTAAGCCTTAAGAGTGTACAAAAAATCCGCCCCGAAAGAATTGAGGCAGATATTAAAAAAGCCCAAGCTGAGCTTGGTACGCCCCTGATGGACGACGACTTGCGGGGCGTTACCCGGGCAGGTAGCAATCTAGAATCTGCTACAGGCACAAGTCCTATTAGTAATCCATCAGGAACTCGTACTGGCAGTGTATCAAACAACACGTTAAATGTCAATGGTGGGGATGTTTACAAGCCAACGAAACCAG